AGACAGCAGGGCCTTTGTTATTAAGAGGTACAAAATTTATATTTAGAGGTAGTGAAAAATCTATTTACGATGACGCTGCTGCAAAATTAGGAGTTAAAGATGGTAAGAAAGCCTACAATGCTTTAACTCTTGATGATAAGATTGCAAAAGATTTACAGCTTAATATGGCTGATAGATTAAAATTATTTAACAAATATAGAACACAACCTACACTAGGACAAGCCACTGAAAATCCTATCATAGATACATTAGAAACTACATTCTCAAACGTTCCATTTGCTGCACAAATTTTAAGATCTTCTGCTGAAAAAGCTCAAGATACTTTAGGGAGCGTGTTTACTAAAAATGTAGTAGCTTCTTTAAACATACCAAAACTTGCCTCTAGGGCAGAAACAGCAGGTGTTATTAAAAGAGGTTTAACTAGAAGACCTACGGATAAAATTGATATGGGTGATTTACAATTTGGTATAGGAAACCAAGTAGGAGCAATTCAAAGATTTAGAAATATAAATAATGTTAATTATGGAGCAGTAAAAGCATTATTAGATAAAACAACAGCAGCACAAAAAAAGATTACTTTAACAAAAACTTTAGATTTCTTAAGAGATCAATCTGCATCACCTAAAGGTTTTGAAAGATTTATGAGTCAGATAAATGATCCAAGAATAAATAGAATGTACAATACTTTAGCAAAAGCAGCAGGTAAAAATAAACAAGCACCCTATGAAGCTGTCGATGCTTTTAGAAAAGCAGTTGGATCTAAATTATCAGATCCTGTTTTGTATGAACAATTACCTAGATCAGTTTACAAAAAATTATATTCAAGTCTTGTAGATGATATGACGACTTCTTTATCATCAATTAAGGGAGCTTCTGGTGCAAATATATTAAAAGCATTAAACAAAGCTAATACATATTATAATGGTCAAATAAAAGTAATTGATAAATTTATAGAACCAATAGCTAAAAAAGCTGACATAGATAATATTGTAAATCAATTAATAACAAAATCTAAAGCTGGTGATACTACACTTAGAACACTTATGACAGAACTAGGCCCAGATAGATCAGCAGTTTTAATTTCATCTATTATTAAAAGAATGGGACAAGTACCTGCAACAGGTCAGTTAGGTGCATTAGGTAGATCAAATTTATTTAACACTCAACAATTTATTAAAAACTTTGATGAGTTATCTGATGCTGCAAAAGATACTTTATTTGCAAATCCTATGTTTAAAGGAAAAAGTTATGGTACTTTGAACAAATCATTAAAAGAAGTAAATGCATTAGCTACATATATAGAAAGACAAAACCCATTCAAAGATTTAGGACAAACAGCAACTAAAGGTGCTGCGGGTACAGGATTATTAATTGGTGGTGGTGCTGCCGCAACAATTGGTACAGGTGATCCTCTGTTCTTATTAGGTATTCCAATATTTGGTTATGGTGGTGCGTTTGCACTTAAATTATTTTCTAATCCTGCGTTTATGAATTGGGTATCTCAAGGTGTTAAGATTGCAGGTAACAAAGGTTTTGATGGCGTGTTAGAGCATGTTTCTAAATTAGGTATTGTTGCAGGTATGTCAGATGATGATACAGCAGATTTAACAAATCAATATTTAGAAATAATGAAACAAGTTTCTGAAGCTAAAGAGCAAGAGGAAAAAGAACAACAAATAGAACAATCTGAAAGAGAAGCCACTGAAACCTTAGAAGCTTCAGTTGCACCAGCTCCACCAGCACCGCCTCAACAAGCAAATGTTTCACCCGTAAATACGCAGGTAACTAACCCGCAACAATTTTCAAATTTATTTCCGCAAGATGCTTTGGGTCAAGCTATTGCAGAAAAGAAAGTTATATAATGGCAAAAAAATCAGCAGCACAAAAAATTGAAGATCATGAAAAACTTTGCAGAATAATGCAAAAACAAACATTTACCAAAATAGAAAAACTTGAAAATAGAATATTAAGAATGGAAAAGTGGATTGTTGGTGGTATGTTTGCAATTCTTTTAGCTGTACTTTCTAATCATATGTAGTATTAATTCCGAATGGAATTAGTAAAGAACGGAACGGCTTTCACCGTTAAAGGCTTCATGTGGGATGGAGTTTATAAATACGAAAAATATAATAGACACACTGATGATAACGGGTCACGACATTACGAGGTCGGAGAGTATAAAGTACCATCAGTAACAACAATAATATCAAAGACAGCTTCAGAGGACAAGAAAAAAAAATTAGACGAATGGAGAGAAAGAGTTGGTTATACAGAGGCTGCAAGAATTACACAAAAAGCAGCTAATCGTGGAACAGAAATGCACTTCGTACTAGAAAATTATATTAATGGTATTGGTTATTTAAATCTTTCAGAAAAAGGTGCAGAAGCACGTTTAATGGCCCATGAAGTAGTAAAAGGTTTACCAGAGTTATCTAAGGTTTATGGATCAGAGGTATCTCTTGCATATGATGATAAGTGGGCAGGATCAACAGATTTAGTATGTGAATTTAAAGGGAAACCAACGATCCTTGATTTTAAACAATCTAATAAACCTAAAAGAGAAGAATGGATTGAAGATTATTACTTTCAAATAGCGGCTTATTCTTTGGCTCATAAGAAACAATATGGTGAAATAAAGACAGGATTAATAGTAATGTGCACTCCAGATTTAATATTTCAAAGATTTCTTATGGACGAAGAAAAACTAGCAGAATATGAAGAAAAATGGTTAGAGCGAGTTGATAGATATCACACTGAATTTAATGCCTCTAGGAGCTCCTCAGAGGCCCAGGGACAGCAAGTCACTTAAAAAGGAGCTCTAGGGTGCTTCTTTACAATAATGCCCTAAAACTGGCTTATCTTCAAATAGATGTATAAAATGATTTTCGTAAGGTTGTGGATCTTTTCTTTCAATAATAACTAATCTTTTATCCCACCAATCTGTACAATATTCGTCAATCAATCTTTCTTCAACTAAGTATCCGCCTTGTACAATAAAAATTATACCAATAATAAACTTCATAGTTTAGAATCATTCTAAGTTAGCCATTTCTTAGCTTGTTCCCCTAGAGTTTTTGCACTTAGTTTTATTTTATTTTTTAAAGCAGATATAATCATTTCATCTACTGTTTCTTTTGTTATTAGATCGATGACCAACACATTTTTATCTTGTCCAATTCTATGAGCTCTATCTTCGCTCTGCTCTCTGACTTCCAAATTATAAGAGTTAGAATAGTAAACAACATAAGAGGCTGAAACCAAATTAAGACCATACCCACCAGTAGCAGGATTACCCACAAAGAAACGCACATTAGCGTCCCCTTCAAACCTTCTAACATTTGTAATTCTTCGTTCAGCATCAATCGCACCATATACAGCAACAACTGAATTACTTCCATATTTTTTTTCTAAAATATTTATTATTTTTTCTATGTTGTATATATAGTTAGCCCAGATAATAAACTTACCATCATTCTCTTCTATTATATTTAATAACTCATCAAGTTTAGGATCAGAAAACTCTACTATTTTTCCATCGTCTGTTTTGACATGGCCATTTACACATTGATGCAATTTTAATATCTCTGTTAATTTATTAGAATAACTAACTTCTTCATCTTGGATCACGGCCCACGCATTCCTTTTTAATTGATCATAAGCTTTAGCATGATCGTCTTTTAAATTAATATAATGCTGTGTGTATAATTTATCGGGTAAATCAAGGCACTCTGCCTTACGACACCTGTAAGAAAATTTTTTTAAATTTTGTTCTAACTCTTCTAAGTTTGTATAATATCTTGGTAATAGCACAGATCTACCGCCCATATCTATTTCATGCATAACTGCATATCTTGCTCTAAATGTATAAAATGATGTATGTCCTAACAATGATCTATCTAAAAAAGCAACCTGGCTATACAAATCCAAAGGTGATTTAGTTACTGGAGATCCAGTTAATATTCTTTTGTAAGCTACTTCCTTACCTAATTCTATAATATTTTTTGTTCTTTTAGCTGTTCTATTTTTAATTGTAGTAGCCTCATCTATTATAATTAAAGTTTTTTCTTTTTCAGTTAATAATTCTTTTACTTTTTTTAGACCAGACTTATGACTCATAGCCTCTACATTAAATAAATACCAAGTTAGTTGTAATGGATCTGCAAACTCTGGTGGAATTATTTTATCAACTTTGTGTGCCATAATTTTATGAGGCACAGAGCAATGCACATCAATTTCTTTTTTCCAATTTAAGTAAACACTATTAGGTGCAATAACAATTACATGCTTAATTTTATTTAACAAAAATAAATACGATGCATTATCAATAGAAACTTTTGTTTTACCTGTTCCCATTTCCATAAAATATGCGAAGTTGTGAGAATCTGCACCACGCATTAACGCTTGACGTTGATGTTCAAAAGGTTTTGTCTTGTAATTAAATTTCATGTTAAAAAAAATTTATAATTTATTTCTTGATTTAAGTATACAACTAATTTATACACCCCACCCAAGGAGGTTCTAATATGGACTTAGAAGCAGAGTCGACAATAACAGTCGATACAGCGAAGTCTGCGGACATCGCTCAAACATGCAATAAGCTTTTGGAAACTCAGAAACAGATTAAAACGGCTGAAGAAGAAATTAGCAAACTTAAAGAAGCTGAAAGAAATCTTTCTGACAATGTAATTCCAAACTTAATGCGTGAAGCAGGTATAAGCCTGTTAAAACTAAACGATGGTAGTTCGGTAGAAGTTAAACCTTACTATCAAGCTAACATCACCGAGTCATTTAGAGAACGTGCTCACAACTGGTTGAGAGATAACGGTCACGGTGACTTAATCAAAAACAACGTAACTTTAGAATTTGGTAAAGGCCAAGATGAACAAGCTAGAGCTGTTATACAAGATGCCCAAGAAAAAGGGTACAACGTAAAACAGAAAGAGGGTGTTCACTGGGCTACCTTACGAACATTTGTAAGGGAGCAAATTCAAGAAGGTAAACAAGTTCCGAATGATATGTTCGGAGTTTACGTTGCTAATAGAGTAACCATTAAGAAGGAGGACAAATAATGTCTGAACAACAAAAAGCTACTAAGGAAGTAGCACCAAAAAAAGAAGCTAAGGTTCCAGTAAATCTGGATCTTGAAGCTTTATCTGGTCAAGGTACAGAGAATATTACGGCTCGTGATACTCGATTACCTTTACTAAAAATACTTTACGCAAATTCACCTGTGTTAGATGAAGATGATGGAAAGTATATAGAGAAAGCAAAGCAAGGTGATATCTACAATGAGATCACTCAATCTTTGTATAAATCTAAAGAGGGGCTTTTAGCTGTGCCTTGTCATTACAACAATACGTTTAATGAGTGGCAAGATAGAGGCGATAGTTTAGGTCGGCCTGTAAACATACATACCGATCCAACAATCATGACTCAAACTACAAGAGCAGATGACGGAAAAGACAGATTACCAAATGGTAATTATGTTGAAGACACTGGTAATCATTTCATTCAAATTTTGAATGCTAATTATGAGCCAATTGAAATGGCTTTGATACCTATGAAGTCTACACAAAAGAAAAAATCTAAGTTGTGGAATTCTATGATTATTAGTAGAAAAGTAAGAGGTAAGAATGGTTTGTATGTACCGCCTTCTTGGTCACAAGTTTACAAACTTTCTTCAACAAAAGAGTCTAATAGTCAAAACTCTTGGTACGGTTGGGTTATTGAATTTGATTCAATCTTAGATCCAACAAAACAATTGAATGCATTACAAGTATCAAAAGCTTTTTATGAGAGTTGTAAAAAACAAGACATCTTTAATAAAGTTGCTTTTGAAGAAGAGAATGGTTCTGAACCAAAAAAGGTAAATGATCAATCAACACCATTCTAATGCACGAACAATTACTAGAGTTATTTGAAGGGGACTCTAGCCAATTCATCAAGGTCACTCTAACGGGTGACCAAGATGAACGGGGCAAGAGAAAAGCTGACTACCTCACGCTTCACGAACCTGTTACCTCATCTTTATGGAAAGATCATTTAGAAGGTAAGTTCGTAATCGGATTAAGGCCAGAGCGTGATGAAAAAATTAAATGGGGTTGTATAGATGTAGACCCACAAAATTACAAAGATTATAGTTCAAAAAAATATATACAAATTATCAAAGATTATAAATTACCATTAATACCTGTTAGATCTAAATCTGGAGGATTACATATCTTTTTATTTCTAAAAGATTGGGAAGATAAATCAGAAGTTTTAAAAATTTTACACAAGTGGAACAACGAATACTTTTTTGCAAATGAAGTATTTCCCATGAATAAAGCGTTAGGTATGCCATACTTTAATGCAAAGATGACAACAGAGTTTGCTTATAATGATGAGGGTACGCCTGTTATGGTTGAAGCCTTTCTAAGTATAGTTGAAAAAAAGCGTACAACTCTTGAACAAATCAAAAACTTTAAAGCAACTTCTTATGAGCCCGAAGAAGGTTGGAAAGATTATCCGCCATGTGTACAAAAAATGATACAAGAGAAATGGTCTGGTAATCATAGAAACGATTTGTTGTTTAATGTTGGTATTCTAGAAATGAGAAAAGTAGATGGCAACTTATCTAAAAAAGAAATTACAGAAATATTACTACAAAGAAACAAACAAATTTTTACTAATCCATTAGATGAAAAAGAAATTGTAAATACAGTAGTTAAGTCAGTAAGTAGAAAAGATTATAATCTAAGATGTAAAACACCATTATGTGATAAAGAAAAATGCTGCACTAGAAAATTAGGTATTATGCAGGAAACACCTGCCATGATTGATGAGTTTGAAAATGTTTTATTTATTAGAGATATCAAAGAGTCTTTTTATAAATTTAATTATCAAGGTGAAGAAATTATGGTCAAGCCAGAAGACTTAGCAAGTGAGCTAAATTTTAAAAAGAAACTATTAAACTATAAAATACTTTGGAAAAATCTACCAAGACGACAAAAAATAAATATGTGGGATTTGTTTTTAGATGCTTTAGTTAAAAAAGCAGAAGAGTCAGAAGAATTTAATTACGCAGAAACTTTAGAAGATATGAGATATCAAACTTTAAAAGAATTTTTTGAAGACACAATTGAACAAGATGATTTTAAAAAATTAAAAGACGGTTATGTAGTCTTAGACTCTAAGACAAATATCTGTTATTTTAAAAGAACGACACTAGATAATTGGATGAAAAAGAAAATGAATAAAGCTTTTAACAATTCCATGGAAGCATTAAGATTATTAAATTGTGAAAGACTTGAATACCATGAAGGTGAAAAAAATATTTGGAAAGTAGATATGCCAGAGTTTATTAATCATCAATCAGTAAGAAAACCAAAAGTTAAAAAAGATAACAACGTAACGGAAATGGACGATGAATACCACACAGGAAAATTCAGAAATTCAAATACTAAAAAAACTACATAAGAGAACCATAAAAATTTATGGCCCTCCAGGTACAGGTAAGACTTATACTTTGATAGAAAGAATTTTAAAAAAATATTTAAAGAAAGGTGTACACCCAGAGAAGATTGCATTTATTTCTTTTACAAACAAAGCAGTTAACACCGCAATAGAGAGAGCTCTAAATGCATTCCCACAGTACACTTTAGAAAATTTTACAAGATTTAAAACATTACATAAATATTGTCGAAGATATTTTAAAGAAGAAGTATTTGATATTAAAGGTTGCATGATTGATTATGCATTACAAGAGAGCATAATTAAAAGATCTGATAACAGATTAGAAGATGATGACTTTGTTTACAAAGATTGGTCTTTGTCTATCTATGATAAAGCAAGGAACATGATGATAGATCCAATCAAAGTTTACAAATTAGAGTCATATAAGAAGGACAACATAGATGTGTTTCAAAGAAAAATTAATACATATGAACATTATAAAACAGGTGGTGGTGAAAGATCGTTTATAGATTTTACTGACATGATTGAAAAAGCCATAGATGAAATAGAGTTTCCAGATTTAGATGTGTTAATTTTAGATGAAGCACAAGACTTTACACCTTTACAATGGTCAGTTTTATATAAATTAGCTAATAATTCAAAAAGAATTTATTTAGCTGGTGATGATGATCAAGGCATCTATCAATGGAATGGAGCAGACTCAAAATATTTTACAACATATTTCCCAGGCAGAAAAGTTGTATTACGAAAGACAAGAAGATTTGGTGAAGCCATACATCATTTTACAGAGATAATTAGAAGAGGAATTATAGACTCTGAAGAAAAAGAATATTTACCATCAAACAAAGAAGGCAGCGTAAGAAGATATCTTAACTTCAAAGAAATAGATTTTACGTTAAAAGGCACTTGGTACATACTAGGTAGAGTCAATCGAGTTGTTAATGAATTACGAATGGCAGCCAAAGAAGCGGGTTTATATTTTGGTGACAACAAAGGTAATAAATCTTTTGATCGTAAACAATGGATAGCCATAAAAGCTTGGACGGCTATCTCTAATAGTAAATCTATTAATAAAGCAGATGCAGAAATTATGTATAAGTATTTAAGAAATTTACAAAAAGATGATTATCGAATGGATAAGTTTTGGACTAATGAACCAGACTTTAAAACTTATGATTTTCAAACTCTAAAAGAATGGTGTGGCCTAGATTTACCAGATGAAAAACAAAACAAAGAGTGGTGGTGGATATTAAGAAGAAACTTTACATCACGACAAAAAATTTATTTTATTCGATTGTTAAAAAGATATGGACAATCACACCTTGATGAAGAACCAAAAATAATAATTGATACGATACATAGTGTAAAAGGTGGTGAAGCTGATCATGTTGTTCTTGCAAGTAAAAATGATTATGCCTCAGACTTTAGTAGAAAAAATAAATTAGACCAAAGTGGTGAACGAAAAGTTTACTATACAGGAGCCTCAAGAGCAAAAGATACTTTACATATATTATCAACAGATTATAAGTATCATTATCCAATAGGTAAGGATTATTTAATATATTTGGAGGAAACAAGATGAATATAAAACAAGCTATCTTGGACGCTTTAGAAGATAGATATAAATCTCAAATCTCTGAGGCAGAAGCCACGATCAAAATTTACCTCGAACAATCTGTTGGAATTGGTGAACACCCTCAACATATTGATGAAGTAGATAAACTAATAGAAAAAATAGCAACAGCAGAAGAAAAACTTGAAATACTGAAAGGATATAATGACTAATAAAGAATTATTCGATACTGTTTTTCCACAAGATAAGCAGATCGGAGGATCCCATTATAAACATTTTCCTATACAGCCTTATGAATTCATAGCTAAGAATGATCTTACATTCTTCCAAGGCAATGTAGTGAAATATGTTTGCAGATATCGTTTTAAAAATGGTGTCGAGGATTTAGAAAAAATAATACACTATTGTCAATTAGAAATAAAAAAACTAAAGGATACAAAAAAATAACATGGAAGCAAAGTTCTACAAGCCCACAGAGATTTATTTTAATCTCTTTGGCAGATTAAGAGGATATGATTTAATAATTAAAAAAGCATTAGATATTGGTTGTAATGAGGGTGCTTGGGCTAAAAGGTTAAAAACAGTTTACCCAGAAGCAGAAATCACGATGATAGATACCATAGATAGTTTTAAAAAAGAATGTGAACAATATGGTAAATTTATTCAAGCCTGTGTTGGAGAGAAAGAAGACGAGAAAATATTTTATTTCTCAACTGATCCTATGGACTCAAGAGGAGGTTCTTTATACATAGAAAATTCAAATGTCCCTTGGAATACTAAGAAGGTGCAGACAAAACCTTTGAAAGATATTGTACCAAATGAAAAATTTGACTACATAAAGATAGATGTTCAAGGTGCAGAATTAGATATCATAAGAGGTAGTTTAGAATTATTCCAATCTACAAAATGGGTTCAATTAGAATGTCCTGTATTTGAGAATAACAAAGGAGCTCCTAAGTTCGCACAAGTTACAAGCTACATGATTAATTTAGGTTTTTCTATCTTTGACATAGAAAATGTGTATTATAATGCTAAATTAATGTCAGTGGACTTCTTATTTTGTAATAAAAATTTACCTAAACAAATACCACTTGAAAGAGAGTTTTTACAATACACGCATCACGACAAATGAGTTTACAACTTACAATGAATTTTAAAAAACATCTTTGGGCAGCCCCTAGTGAATTTAAAGATTTGTCGGGTTACGATGAAATCGCAATTGATTTAGAAACAAGGGACGATGGTATCAATGAAAATCTAGGTGCAGGTTGGGCTAGTGGTCGAGGAGAGATAATTGGTTTCGCTGTTGCTGTTGAAGGTTGGCAAGGATACTTTCCCTTTGGTCATTTTGGTGGAGGCAACTTAATACCAGATCAAGTTAAAAACTATATGAAAGATATTTGTGAATTACCTTGTACTAAAATATTTCATAATGCTCAGTACGATGTTGGTTGGTTAAAAGCTTCTGGGATCACGGTCAACGGACAAATTGTTGACACAATGATTGCGGCAGCTTTAATAAATGAGAACCGATGGTCTTACTCATTTTT